CGCCATGCCAGACGCATAGCAGGGCAAGATATTGGGGCAGTAAAGGCGGAACGACAAGTATTAAATATCCTGACATGAAACTTTACCAGGAAATACTTTTTCTTAAGCATTATTTTTTTGGTAAGTGGATAGTTGAAAATGTGAATCCTTTTTATGAACCAATGATAAAACCAACAAGAGAAATCGGGCGGCATTTATTCTGGAGCAATTTTACTATTTCAAATATGGAAGAAATAAAAAAAACTTATGTCTATAGAGGAACACGAAATGAATGGAGTGCATTACATGGCTTTGATCTTTCGAAATATAAACTTGATTCAAGGAAAGATCAGATATACAGAAACTGTGTTCATCCTGAAACGGGACTGCATATTTTCAACTGTGCAAAAGGAATTTATCAAAGCGAAAACGTAAAACAAATATCAATATTCAATGAAACACTATAAACTTTTATTACTTGCCTGTTGCCTATTAGCCTCCTGCGCTGCAATTCAGGGCATATTCAAGGCCGGTTTCTGGAGCGGCGCAATACTCGTTATTGCTGTTATTGTAATAATAATTTTTGTTATCAGCAAACTTGTGAGCAGGAAATGAATATGCCAGATGACGAAATAAAAGAGATATTATTAAATCAAACCATTGAACTGCCTGAAAATGGAATTGAACGTTGGCCGGGGGAATTTATGCGACTTGATACAGAAGAAATACAATTCGAAGGCGAAATAATTGAAATATCCATTTTTGTTTGGTATGAATTAACTAAAGAAAAAACTCAGCCCGAAAAATGGTCTGGCTTTATAATTAGTTTAGGGAATAGAAAATATGCTTATACCGATTTCTTTTTTCAAGCAATTGGTGTCTGGAATTATTTATTAAACACGTATCGAATAGACTAAGAAGTAAATTTGTAAAGAACAAAAATTTACAAAAATGGGATTGCCAAAGGGAAGAACGAATAATGTGAACGGGCGCCCTGCCGGATCGCAAAACAAGGAACTGCAAGACTTCAGAAACTTCATTAAAAAATTTATTTCCGATTTCAACGAATCGGGCAAATTCAAAAGAGTGTTTGAAAAACTGTCACCAAATGAAAAGCTTAAAGTTTATCTTGATCTCATGCAGTACGTAACGCCCAAGCTCCAAAGCGTTTCAAACGACATTTCATTTGGTGAGCAGATGCCGAAAATTGTTATTACACCGGCACCCGATTATGAACCGATAAAGGAAGAACAAGCGAATGGAACAAACTGAAAATGAATTTAATAATAAAGCAATATGATCACTCTTTCACAGTGACATTGACAATAGATGATATGCCTCCCGATGAAAGTGATGGTTTATATTTTGTGATGAGTACAACGAGTGATGATAATAAAAAAATTGAGGGGGCGGATATGATAATTAATCGAACTGATTTAATGTATTTAAAAGCAATTATTGAAGCATTTTTAAATACGCCGATTATGAACCGATAAAAGAAGAAATAGTAAATGAGAATTGACTACGGACTTTCACATATTGATACTTTAACAGAACTAAATTTTTCAGATTTATGGGCTTTATATCAATTTGCAGAAGCCTTGATTAATGATGCTGAAAATAATTTAAAAGAATATGATACCAAAGCAGAACGAAAAGCAGCGAAAGAATATATATGGAAATGGAGATTATTAAAAAACGGTGTTGCTCATGCAGTAAATAATAAATCATTTGGAAATACGAATAATGCCTAACGTAATTTACACCTCCGTTTTCACCGCCAATCACAAAGCCTACTATTCGGGGCAGTATCGCCGCATTATTAACCAGGGCTCAACAAGAAGCAGTAAAACCTTTTCCATTTGCCAGCTATTAGCCATGATATGCCGCGATCAGAAAAAAGCCGTATCAATCGTTAGCCCTTCACTCCCGCACCTTAAACGCGGCGCAAGAAAAGATATGCTTCAGGTGCTTACGGATCTCAACTTATTACATGAAAACTGGTTCAATAGAACGGATAACATTTACACCTATCCGAATGGTTCAACGATTGAATTTTTTGGCGCCGAAGATGTGGGAAAGGTGCATGGTATTGGACGTGATATTCTTTTCGTGAATGAAGCGAACTTAATCAGCTTCGATATTTACACGCAACTGGTGATAAGAACGAGTGAAACAGTATTCTTGGACCTGAACCCTTCAGATGAATACAGTTACGTTTATGATGAGATTGAAAAGCCGCATACCAAATTCATTCACTCAACATATCTGCATAATAAAGGGCAGTTAAACAGGTGGCAATTAGAAGAAATCGAATCGCTTAAAGATGCCGATGAGAACCTCTGGAAAGTGTATGGCCTCGGCCTTCGCGGCACAAGCTCCGAAACAATTTATACACACTGGAAATTGTGCGAGAACTTCCCGCAGTGCGAAGAAACATTTTATGGTTTGGACTTCGGATATAATAATCCCTCTGTCTTAATCAAAGTGGGACTACGCGAACAAAAGATTTATGCGGAGGAAATATTTTACGAAACAAAACTTACAACGAATGATTTAACTGATGCTATTAAAATCTACGGCATAACGCGATCTTCAGAAATCTTTTGCGATGCTGCTGAACCCAAGACGATTGAAGAGATAAAACGCATGGGATTAAATGCACTCCCGGCTGAGAAATCAGTGTATGATGGCATACAGAAAGTAAAATCCTTCCCGCTTTTTATTACGCGCAATTCGGTGAATATGATCAAGGAAATAAAGTCGTATAAGTTCAAACTGGATAAGGAAGGGCGGGCAACGGATGAGCCGGTGAAGTTCATGGATCACGCGATGGATGCGCTCAGGTATGCCGTATTTACGAAGCTGAATAAACGCAAAAAGAAATTGGTTTATAGTTATTGAAAATGGCTATTATCAAATGAAACGACTTGAATTTAAAGAAGGGGATAAAGTCCATTATGTTTATCCATATTCCCGGAATATCGAAAATGGAATAGTTAAATCGGTACGTGATTTTTCAAATATTGTATTTGTGGTTTACAAATGCGATAACGATTGGAACAATTATGAGAAATATACGGCAGAGCCTACCCCAATAAAGGATATTATCCACGGATGGGTTTATGACGAATAAAATCTTATGCAACTAAATAAAATTTATACCGGTGATTGTCTGGAATGGCTGCGGCAGATGCCGGATAATTTTATTGATTGCTGCGTGACGAGTCCGCCGTATTTCGGCCTCAGAGATTATTTAGTGGCAGGGCAAATTGGACTCGAAGAAACGCCCGAATTATATGTTGCAAAACTGGTGGAAGTATTTACAGATGTAAAAAGGGTGCTGAAGAAAGAGGGGACGCTGTGGCTGAATTTGGGGGATAGTTATGCGGCGAATGGCAACACAAGAAATGGTGAAGGAGAAATCAGAAATTTATCTACTTCGAAATTTCACGGCGGCAATGCTCATTTAAGCCAAAGAAGAACAACCGGAAAATTTCCTAACTGCAAACCCAAAGACCTTATTGGCATCCCGTGGATGCTTGCCTTTGCGCTGCGTGCGGATGGATGGTATCTCCGGCAGGATATTATCTGGCATAAGCCAAACCCAATGCCTGAAAGCGTAACGGACAGATGCACCAAAGCGCATGAATATATTTTCCTATTAGCCAAGAGCGGGAAATATTACTATGACCAACAAGCAATATTTGAAGCGGCTAATTATGATGGCAGAAAGGACACGATTATGAAAGGATCCGCAAAATATCAAAATGGTTTTTATCCTACTGATGTTAAAACGCAATCTATTGCTGTTGTGGGGCATGAAAGATGGAAAAATAAGATTGATGATGAAATACATGCAAGAAACAAGCGTTCCGTCTGGACGGTAACAACGAAACCGTTTAGTGAGGCGCATTTTGCAACCTTCCCCGAAGATTTGATAAGCGATTGCATTAAAGCTGGATGCCCGGAAAATGGAACTGTTCTCGATCCTTTTATGGGTGCGGGCACTACGGCCATTGTTGCGAAGAAATTAAACAGAAATTATATCGGGATTGAATTAAATGAATCTTATGTTACAATGGCAAATAAGCGCCTTTATAACGAAATAGGCTTGTTTCTTTAAATAATTTCTAATTTTACTAAAATCTCCTCCGCGTGAAAAACTGGCTGCCCGCCTTATACAGTAAACGCACCCTCAAACAAATTGAGGATAAAAGCGAAGAACAGTTGCAACTAAAAGCAATTCAAAATCTTTGGTCGCCGGCACTAACGGCAATGCTGAGTGAACAGGTATGGGGCCCGCGAATAAACTCAGCGCCGATTTACCCGGACTGGACCACAACGGCAGCCGCAAACTACTACACTACTTCCGACCAGGTGTATGCGGTAATAAACAAGATCGCAGAAACAACTTCGCTTATTCCGTTTTATGTTTACTACCAGAAGGATGAAAAGCGGGTAAGACAATTAAACACCCTCACGAAGCGGCAGTTTTATACAACGAAGGGATTTTTTGACATTATGCTGATGCAGATGAAGGCGCTGGAGGATGCACCCGAAACGGATAAACTTTTACAGCTTTTGAATCATCCCAATCCTTCACAGTCGCAGCAGGAGTTCTTCCTGGCTGCCTTATGTTATTACCTCCTGAACGGTGAATGCTTTATCTATAAATACCGGCCCGGTACAGGTGCAAACGGAGGTGTAGTAACAGAGCTTTACATACTGCCGCCGTCAACTATCATTGTGCATGTTACAAAAGAATATCCGCAGAAGGTAACCGGTTATGATTTTGTGGTGTCCGGCAATACGATTTATAAAAGCATGCCTGTTGAAGATATTATTCACATAAGGAAATTTAATCCCGAAAATTCTTACGGTTATGATACGGTAAATAACTATGCACGGTTTCGCGGACTGTCACCACTCTTACCTGCGCGCAAGCTATTGACACGGTTAACGAGTGCTGATGATGCTGCGGTAAATCAACTGCAAAATGGGGGGTTGCCGGGTGTAACTTTTGATGAATCAATCGGTAATGATGAAATCGGACAGGTAGAGCTTGATTTAAAAAGAAAACACTTTTTAGATTATATCCGAAAACCAGATAACAAAGGCATACCATTTTTTTCAGCAGGCAAAATGGGTTATGTTTCATTTGGTTTAAAACTTGCCGATATGGAACTGATAGGGCTGCAGAACATGGATTTCAAACGGCTCTGCAATATCTACAAAATATCCACAATACTTTTTAATTCGGAGGCGGCTGCAACGGAATCGAATGTGCAGGAAATGGTAAAGCAGATGTACACAAATGTTTGCCTGCCTTTGGCCTATACCTTCCGGGATAAG